GAATTAGACGAATTACTAGAGAAATATTCTCAGCATCCAACTTCGGTTCCGTTCAGGGAGTTTGGTAAATATTACGACTTCCTAAAAACACAAAAACTATTAAAGCCTTTCTCGAAAATGGAGGTTAGTGACATCCAGGGAGCCTATGGTGAAGATAAATTTTTGTGCAGGTGTGCGTGCGTTCAGTTGACCATACAGGGGTATGTGGATTCTGGGTTTACGTTCAGTAAGGTGTTTGAATTAAGGCAAAAATTAGTTAAATGATTGAGCTATTGAATATTGATTGCATGGAGTACATGGCGGGGTTAAAATATAAAACGTTTGACCTTGCAATAGTTGATCCTCCTTATGGGATTGGTAATTCTTTATTAAGCGGTGACAAAAGGGATTCAAAATTTACGAGAGATAAAGATACTGTTCATTGGGATGTAAAACCAAGTTTCGAATATTTCATTGAATTAGAAAGGGTATCGGTTCATCAAATTATTTGGGGAGCAAATTATTTTTTAGATCATTTGCGTTGTACTAAATGTTTTTTAATGTGGGATAAAATACAAGAGTTTTCTGGTTCAGATTTTGAACTTGCGTGGACTTCTTTTAATCGCCCATCAAAGGCATTTAGAATGAGTAGAGTTGAGGCCCACTCAAATGGGACTATTCACCCAATGGAAAAGCCTGTAAAACTATACCGATGGCTTTTGCACAATTATGCTGGGTTGCCAGGCCAAAGAATTTTAGATACTCATTTAGGTTCAGGAAGTTCAGCTATTGCCGCCCACAATATGGGATTTGATTTTGTCGGTTGTGAGATAGATAAAGAGTATTACGATGCTGCTTGTAAAAGATTTAAAGAACAAACAGCTCAATTAAAACTTTTATGATTAAAAATGGATAAGCCCATGACAGTAGAAGAACAGCGTATTATATTAAAATACGCAAATGAAGTTAAGGATGAAATGCAGAATATAATTTACGGCATTAGGGATGAGGAAGATTTGGAAGAACTAACAAACTATGTGGAAATGGCTGAACAAAATCTTCGTAAACTTGAACGCGCGGTCTATAAGCCGGTAATATGATTCCCTTTGACCTTACCTTATCGTTATTAAGCAAGTCACCTAACCCTATTGGTGATATTTTAAGAAGTTCAACATATTGGATTCCATTACAGTTGCTTTATGTTGAACTGGTCAGAAATAAAGATTTAACCCCTTTAAGCGATTTAACTTATGATCAAAAAGAAAAGTACTGGAATATGACAGAAGGGGATCAGTGGAAGAGAATAAGTCTTTGCCAGGCTTTATATACTTATGAAACAATATTTACAGGGGGAATAAAATTTTAAGTTATGAGAGAGATAAAGTTTAGAGCGTGGAATGTTGCTACTAAGGTAATGGTTGATTTAAAAAAGATCACACCGCTTGCGTTAAATATAGACACTATTGGGTTATTTATACCATTTTCAGACGGATTACCACTCATGCAATACACCGGACTAAAAGATAAAAACGGTAAAGAGTGTTACGAAAAGGACTTCGACGATGACGGCAACATGATCGACTTTTGCGATAGGTGCTGCGGATACCAGTTCTTTCAAATAGATGAACCGACAAAAGATGTTGTTTTTTGTCATAGTTGTGAGGGTAATTTTATGTTGCAAGACCATATAACCGACTTTAAAATAATTGGTAACATTTATGAAGGCAGACAAGAGAAGGAATATAACCACTAAAAGAGAAAAAACACAACCATGACAGAAAATAAACGAAGTAAAGAGGAAATACTTGATAAGTGGGGTTTGGCTTATTATTGTACACACATAGGAAGATACCGAAATTCCGCATTAGCCGCAATGGAAGAACACGCCCAACAACAGCTTACCCCATCTTGGGTGAAAGCAAGTGAAAGATTGCCAGAGCAGAATAAACGTCTTAACCTAAAGTGGATGTCTGAACCGAATTATGGTATCTATGATAGCTGTGGAATGTTTATTGTTGGAGAGTTAAAAGAGAAATATCCCATAGAAGAAATAGAATGGCTCGACGAACAACCTAACCAAACGCCATGAAAGTATTAAAAGTTGATTTAGTAAGCTATTTGAAAAAATGGGCTGGCAAAAAAACAGCCAAAGAAATTTCTATTGATTTAGACATTCACATAAATACCGTCTGGCGATACGCCACAAAGGAAGGCATTGATTTAGAAATGCCGGAATGGTTAGAAAAAAAGAATCTTGTCGAAAGTCTAATCATAGAGCATCACAAACAAAAGCCCATATACGAGATAGCTAAACTAGCCGGGGTATCTTATGCGTTCGTCCAACATAAAGCGTTACGAATGGGTCTTAAGTGTTTTAACTCCAAAGTAGTTTCAGCCCCAAAAACCGAAATAATGAAAGGCGAATTTTTCCAGGAATGGGAGCATGAAGACTGGCTAATAGGTCCACCCAGATCCGCACACACATGCCGGATAATTGAGAAGCTTACCTTATCGCAGTCTCAAAAACTTTTGGGTTCCACCCCTGATCGTACACAGTCCAGACCAAACGGTCGGGGTTTGTATCTAAAAAGTAATAAGTAAGGGAAAATTTACCATTAGTGAAATCATAACCGTGAATAATATCAGCTAAGATCACTCTATCTCCTTGATAAAAGTTAAGATTAATAGATTTCAAATCTCCAGGATTTTCGCAAGTAAAAATCACAGGAACCTTAATCCCACACGGAGCCTTACTGCAGCTTAGTAGGACTAAACACAGAATAAGGAATTTCAATATATTCGCCACAGCTTACGGATTTAGATATTTGAATAGATATTTTAATTTCTACGACATTGCCGTCGGGGACCCTTTGGGAGCTTAACCCGAGTGGTAATAAAAGGATTAATATTAATGCTAACGCAGTTATTTTCATAGTTTAATCTTTTAGTATATCTTTTTCTTTAGAAACCTCAAAATCGTAAACCTCAAACACCTCACCTTCGTAGCTTAATCTGAACTTTAAAACCTTGCCAGGCAAATAAACAATCCCCACTAACATTCCCGGTATCTGTTCAGGGTCTGTTTTGATGTAAAATATCTCACCCCACTCCAAATCTGTTTTTATACTTATAGGCATTATTTATGAATTAAAAGTCTATATCTAACTCCGACTATATAATTATCACAATATTCAGGGGCATGACTAAATGAAGTGTACTTTACGTTATTATAAGTATCTCTCCATGTTATTTTACACCCTGCTTCCTCGCTGTTTCTATAATACGGCTCCATTGCAATTATTTCTGCAATAACCATATCTACCTGGATTGATCTTTCAATAGCACAACTAAGAAGGAATATAATAATTAAGTACTTTACCATTTCGTTTGAATTTCCCTGATTTTACTTTACCTACCCTTGCCATTTCATTAAGCCTACTGCTTGCCTGGCTCAGCGAAAGCCCGGTTTGTTTAGCCACATCCTCAACCGTAAAAGCATTTTCCGGCTTTTCCTGGTAGATCACAAAGTTTTTACTAATAAATTCACTTGCTTTCTTACTCATTTTATTCATAAAATTATTTTGGCGAACTAGATAATATGAACTTTCGTTGGTTTACTGTCAAAGCTGGCTTTCTCTTCCTCCCCACAGCCCCGCATTTGCACCTGAATTGCTCATAAGCGTTGACTGTGGTATAGTAAAGTTTCCCTTCATCCTTTAATTCTTTAGACCCGCACGAAGGACACCGGTGATTGTGTTCGTCAAGTATAAAAAGCCGAATATTCGGGTGTGGCTTAATCCAGGGGCGGAGCCGTAAATAAGTGTCTTGTGTTGTTCAAACATGTTTGGTCGTGTGTATCTCTATTTCTTTAAGAGCCTTCTCATCCCCTTGATAACATTTGTTCCACATTTCCTGACCGTCATTAGGCTGTTTACGGGGCAAATTGAGGATCTGATTCACGAAGTCCAGTTTGTTATGCGAGAAGGCAAACTGCTTCCTGATGGTCTTTAAAGTGTCTATGGATTGATACGGGAGGGGAGGGTCTAACTTGTGAACTATAAACCTTGTGTTAAGGCGGGGAAGGTCGAATTTGTCCCCGTTGTGAGCAATGACTACATCGGCTTCATTTAATAAAGCCCAGATGCCTTTCATTATTCTTTTGTCGTCCTGCCTTAACGCCTCCTTGCCTGTGAGCCGCCCGGAATAAACCTTGTTTTCAAAGAGCCATTTAGCTGACCACGTTAAGCAAAACCATTCAGAAATTACCTGAGCCGGATTTATATTCTGGTTCCATACGTCCCAAACAAACCCTAAAATGGGGGCAGTTTCAATGTCAATAATTAATATCTTCAGCCTGAATAATTCGTCAATAGAATTTTTTGGCATATATGATTTTAAACAGAAATTTCAAAGTGCATCCAATCGTAATCTTTCTCCGGTCCATAACCTATAAATCCATGCTTATAAAAAATACTAACCATTTTCTTGTACTCGGGTTTACTAAATTGAGCAATGGGTTTTTTTACTTTTAAGCCGTTTCGTTCAGGGTCCAGGTCAATCGCAATTCCCCATGAGTGCCGGGACCATCTTGTCCCGCCTCGCATTTTTCTAAAATTGTAACACCCACCAAAAAGGTCAATCCCCAGCCTTTGGATCTCGTCAAGTCCGTAAATTTCTAAAAGGTCGTTAAAAACATTTATGAAATTCGAAGCTACAAGCTTATGGCATTGCATTTTTGTTACTGACTTGGATAAATCCCATGCAATCCTCATAGGGTAAGGGAGGGTAATAACCTTTAAATTGGCTACGTCCCCCGGTTCTCCGTATTTATATAATATTTGGGAATCAGTCATCATAATTCAATTCCGTCCGCTTCTGCTGCCTCCTGAATTGGCTCTAAAAAGATTCCTATTGAATAATCATCCAACTTTGTTTTAGTCTTTTTGGCTAAATCGCTAATCAATAGAAAAAACGAACTACCTGCTTTTAAAAACTGTTCGTAAACTTCTGGGGGGTTGTTAGATTTGATCTTAACTAATAGTTCTGTGATCTTTGTCTTACCCGCTTCTTTTGCTGCGCTCATAAATATTTGAGCAATTATGTCGGTCATATTATTTTTCTGTTTTAAATTCGCCGTCACTGTTTGTTAATAAATTTTTAAGTATATACCCAGCAGCAGCCGCTAAACCTTCTCTTGCTGCATCTAATAGCTCGGAGGATGTAGGCCACCCACTTACAATAATGTTATAAATAGTAAGAAGCGCA